GGCCCGGATGATGATGTCCTGCTCGGTTACGCTGTCCTTGCAATACTCGGTCCCGACGCGGAAGTGACCAACGCCACAGGCCACCGCAGCCTGGAACGCCATCGTATAGACCATATCGGCCTTTGAGACGCGCTCAATCTGGCGAACGATGCCGTTGTACATCCGCGCAATCTCAGGGTCGCCCTGATCGTCAACAGGCGACACCTTGATCGCAGGACGAGACTGCCGCATGTCGCCAGTGACCTGACGGATGAACTGCGGCATCCGGTTGACCGTGATGCACGGGCGGCCCTGCGCTTCACGCTGCCGGCGAACATCAGGCGGCCACTGATCCCCAGCGACGAACTTCAGATCAGACAGAGCATCGTCACGGTTATCGCGGTCGGCTTCCCATGCGAGATTAAACCGCTCCATAACCTGACGATGCTCGGGCTTCTTGCCCCCCTTTTTCATTCCGTCAGGTTCGATCATGTGAAGACCAAATATCCGTTCACATCACCGGCAGCCGGCGCGGTATTATCGCTTTCAGCCTGACCCGTTGTGATGCGGTAGGAAATGCCGTTGGAAAACGGAATGCCGTAAACGAGAGGAGTGCTAACAATGGGAGCGGTCCCAGTGGCACCGGCAAACATTGTGAAAAGAGGAATGTCGGATGATGTCGGGGCCGTAGCCATGTCATAAATCTTGATGAAACGCCCGGATGCGGCGTAGTTAGTTATAAGCCCACCGTAAAGCCGCCCCGGCGTCGCTTTCACGACAACGCCGGTCGTGTTGGCAGCCGAACGGATCGCCCTTGTGACCAGCGTTTCACCGTGCTGAATGATTTCAAACCCATTCGCCATTTCTTAAACTCCTAGCCATCCGCCCGAATGCTGCGGCGGGACTGCGTAGTGCTCGACTTCATCGAGCTTGGGGACGGCCTTGCGTGTCGCCTCAAGGGCGTATCGCAGCGCGTCGATGACGTGGTTCTTCTTGTCCTCAAGGACGGGTAGAATTTCGTTCGTCAGCTTGTCGGTCTTCCACGAATAGAGCGTGAGTTCATCAATGAGGTGCGTGCACTTGGGATGCACCACGATGTCCACGCTTTTCAGGAACTCAACGCCATCCTTGACGCTGTTCGGGCCCTTCTCAGCCCCATGGATGTTGAAGCCAGCCCGCCGCATAAACGAGATCGTTTCAGGACGAGAACTGTCAGCAGTGATCGGCCATTCCCTTGACCCGCTGATCTGGTCGAATAGCTGCGGCGTCCGGTCAATCTCACAACCGATCTTGTGCGCCTCGGCATCGATGTAGAGCGTCCGATCCCACAGATAGGCACGAACGAGAACGGTCGGATCGATGGCAAAGCCCCAATCCGCCCCGAAGTATGGCCGCGCGTCCGATGGAACGTCCAGGCGATCAATGCGCCAGTTCCGAAAGACGCGGGCCTCGCTGTTCCTCTGATACTCGCCTAGCCAGATGTGAGCGTATTTGTCAGGGTCTCGTTCCCGATCCCACTCAAGCTCCTGTTTCAGGACCGCAGGAAACCAGCGATTGTCCGACCACAGCACCCGCTTGACGAGAGCGCCGGGCGGTTCCTTTTCCCTGAACATCACGTCAATCGGATCGCTCTTGAACCGTGGGTTCCATGAGAACCACAGTTCCGAGCCTTCCTTGCGGATCGTGGGGATGAGGATGTCTAGCGAGGACTGGGAGACGGTCGCCGCCTCTTCAACCCACGCGATGTCGATGCCTTCTAGAGACTTGATGCTTTCCGGGTTCGTCCGAAGACCCGCGAATATAAACTCAGTCCCGTTCTTGCCCTTGATGTCTGTCAGGGTCGAGGAATAGAACCCGTCAAGCCCTAACGCCTTGATCTTGTCTTCTAAGAGCCGCTTGACCGAATCCGCGATGCTCTTCTGAATCTCACGGGCGCAAAGAATGCGTGTCGGCTTCTGCGCTCCAATCAGCACAAGAGCCGTGGCTATCGAATGTGACTTGGCGCTCCCTCGACCGCCATAAAACGCTTTGTAGCGGTGAGGCTGGAATAGCCCCTCGAACGCTTCAGGAAGTTGAACCTGGGACAAAGCTCACGACGATGTTGTTTTGGATCGGCCCGCCGTCTTCATCGCCCATCACCTCGACAGACTGCGCCGGCTTGCCGTAGCCACGATCAAGGATGCGAGACGCCGCATCGACCCTCACTCGCTCGTCGTCGCTGTCCATGGCAGACACAAGCGTTAGCAGTGCCTTTTCAGTATGAGAGCGAGCTAGGCCGGCAAGGTTCTTCTGCGCTTGGCGCTTAATGTCGGATCGCGACACGATTGCTGCTCCGCGCCTTGTTAATCAATGTGATAAGCATTTACACAACCATGAAACCCGGATCGTTCGGATAGGGCTCAAACTTCTTGCCCAGGACAACCCGCTTTGCTGCGTCCTCAGTCGGACACGCGCACACGATAGCGCCGTCTTCCCTCACGACCCAGAACGGGAAGTCGCTTGCCGGGCGGTATTCAATCGTCATGACCAGCCTCCGTTGCGACCGTGGGTTTGGCTAGGCAGTTGATCTGGGCGGAGAACCGTATGGGTCGGCCCGCCGCCAACCGTGGCGCTGCCAGAAGCCCCCATTGAGGGGCTGGTCACCCGATACCCACGCGGGCAAACGATGCTGTTGCATATGGTGCCGGGCGGGCAAGCACAGCCACCGATAGGCGCGCCGGTCCATTCGCGGGTAGGCGGAAACGACACAACCTGAAGCCGAGCAATGCGCCCCTTGATCTCTGCCCACTGGTCGGCGGACGGCGCTTCACCGAACGATGCCGAGTAGCCTTCAAGCCACGCCTGAAATTCCGAGATCGTCATGACAGCCAATCCATGATTGCCAGCGTAAGGGCTGTGCCGATGGGGACGATGAGGGAATAGAGGATCACTCGAACAGTTCCACGGCGAAGCGGTAGCCAATGCGCCCGATGATCACCGCCACCAGTGCGAGGCAGGCGAAGAAGCCAGCGGCAAAGGTCAACATCGCCAGCCTCCGAATGAAGAAGGGCTCCCGAGTTTCCCCGAGAGCCCCGCTGCCAAGCGCGCGAAAGGACTAGTCGATCTTGATTTCGTGCGAGGCGGCATCAAGGCGAGCCCCACACTCGATAAGGTTGCGAACCAGAGCGTCAACATCGCCCCTGCTCATCCCATCAAGCGCCTCAACGGGGATCTCAACGAAGGCAAGCCCGCACTGCATCTTGATCGACATTTGCGCACCTTCTCTCAACACAGCCCCGCATCGTCGGGTCGCTGACCGGTTCCCGTGGTGTGCTTAGGACCGGTGTTCGATGCCCGGTCGGAACCCGTCGCTGTGTATGCTGTCAGTCGGGCCGGGCTTGATACCGGCTCCCCATCTCCGCTGGTCTCCATTGCCCTCTTTCGAGGCGTCCCAGTTCGCCGGGCGTCTGGATGGGTTAGTGACGACTCTCAGCGTGTCCATCCACGCCGCCGACTGATCTCTGCCCGGACGCAAGTCCGAGCCTGAATATAGCTACGCCCGCCGCGAGAAATGCAGCGGTGGCACATGGCTATTGCCTATGCCGTCCGGCCACTACAGGGGCCAATTCAGCCGCATAGCGGCTGCGTTGTCAATCACAATACCGACGCCGCATTGGATGTCAAGCAGCCATCTCGATCACAGATGCGTCAACACTGATCTCAGTTGAGCGGCCCAAAATGTTCATGAGGATCGACACACGATCCCGCGTCGTCTTTTCCACGATGCCATCAAGTCCACCGAACGGACCTTCCTTGACCTTGACATGCTCACCCTTGGCGAAACCATGCCCGGCCACCTTGGCAACGAACTCGCCGCCAGCCTGACGGCTTGAAAGATCGTTGATGTCCTTCTGCGAAATCTTGCCGACCACCATTGAGACGTGCTTGCAGTCCACCATCCCCAGCCGGTAGCCCTGCCCTGTCACGAACACGTATCGCTGGAATAGCGGCTCGTTGAACTTGCGCCGGAGCATTCGCTGTTGATTGGTCCGCATCTCCACCGTCTGCGGATACCATGCCGTATAGCCGGCCTCCCGAAGCGCCTCAGCGGCTTTCTTCTCCATCCTGGGCTCGACTAGCAGGACGTGCCAAGTGCCCGCCTGTGGGGCCGGCTGAAGCGGCGATGTCTCATCAATGAACCGCCATTGCTGCTTCTTCTTCCAAAGCTGCGGCCTGATTGATCTGGCCTTTGCGGCTCTGGTCATGAGGCGGGCGATGCGGTAACTCATTCGTTTGCGCCTCCGCAAATCAGTTGGATGATTACACCACACTCATTGCAAAAACGCAAATTTAGACGCGGTTACCGAGTTTCCTCTTGCGGCCTCGACGTGCCATTCAGCCTCTCACAATTCCGATTGCGGTTCGGGTGATCGTGAGACCGACAACAGCCGCCACGATACCGATCGTCGTCGGGTAGTGAGCCCATACGAAGATCAATCCGGGCATGGTCGCCCCAAGCATGACGCCGGCAGCCACTGATGACGCGATGAGCAGGAGAGCCATGATTGCGCGGTAGGCCATCCTTCACTCTCCTGTGGGCTTGGCGGGTCGCATGTCGGCGGCAACGCGATGGATCGCGGCGGCTACCTCTAGCGCCATCTCGACTGTCATGATGATGCGGCCGAAATCGTCCTTGCCATCCACCTCTAAAAGACCGAGGCCGTCAGAATCCGGGCGAACGGCAACAAAGTTTCCGCGCTGATCGAAGACCCTGATGTGCATCTCCACGTCCAGCTTCTCGCTCATGCTGCGCTCCTCTGTGCCTCACTCGATGAACAGGCGCTTCACTGGGTCGAAGTCCAAATCCACTTCGCCCGGCAAGCCCATGTCCGGCTGATGCCTGATCTTCTTCACAAGCACTGCCGTCAGAGTGTCCATTTCCAGATTCCCCTTTCGGGCAATAATGACGCCGATGTCTGCCTTGTTTGCAAAGTGCGCGCTGTCAGAAATGTCGTACAACGATAGCTGATCCGGGCCTTTTTCCTTAGCAGATTTTGTCGGATGCGCCACGATTACCACAAGAACATTATAGCTGCTGGCGAACCGCTTCAACTGACGGATGGCTCGCCCGACATATTCTGTCTGGCTCTCGTCCCGTCGCCTTAGATGATCGACTTCGTTCCACGGATCGATGACGATGCACTTGGCACCGTGCCGGATGACCGCAGCCTCAGCCCGTTCGATAAGCCAGGAAATGTCCGCGTCATCGTCACACTCGGCATCAGGGCCGATGAAGACAAAGTGATCCGCCACCCACCGTTCGGCCCGGTCCTCTTCCGCCTTCGTCCAGTTGATCTTCCGGTCAACCCACTTGGGCTTGTCGAGAAAGGCAGCCCCTAGCGCGTCCACCACATAGGGCCGGATCATCATCTCGAATGAGGCGATGGCCGTGACCCAGCCGTATTGCCTCGCCAGATTGGCAACGAGTTGCTGCGTCCATGTGGACTTGCCCTGCCCTGCAAATCCCGTAACGACCATGAGCGCCGGGCTGTAAAGCTTCACGTGCTTGTCGAGGCTCTTCCATCCGCTGGACAGGCCCTGAAGCGGCGGCGGGATCGGAATGTCAGCCAGACGGTAGAGCCCCGAAACCGGGTATTCCTTAGCCTGATTAATGATGCGGATGACCTCAGGCCCGCCATGGCTCACCAGAACGTCGTTGAAGTCCTTGCATCCTTCTGGATATGCCACCCACGAACAGCGCAGCCGGTCCAGACGCCGCACCAGTTCCTCGGCAAGCCGCTTGCCTGGCCCGTCGTTGTCCGTGGCGATGATGATCCGCTTGATGCCCTTCAGCCGATCCCAGTTGTTGTGGATGAAGCTGTATTTGGTGTCGTGGTCGAGGTCCGTGACTTCCGACACAGGCCCCTCGGGAGGCGCACCATCAGGGACGGAGACGGCGAAGGGATAGCCTGCCTGGATTACCGCAAGAGCGTCCATCTCGCCTTCGGTGATGACCAGCGCATGTGTCCCCGCCTTCAGCGCGGGATCGTCCAAAACGTCGGCATTCCAGAACGTCTTCCGGGCGTTCGGCTTCTGCCAGAACCGCTTCTGAGGCCCGCGATACTTGGCCCCGATTTCCTTCTCGCCTTCGATGAACGGGAAGACGAGGATGTCGCCGGCATCGTCAGGCGTGACGGAACCACTCTCGCCGCGCCGCGCGGTGTAAATCCCCAAGCGGGTCGCGAGTTCGGGATCGATCCCCCGCTTGTCGAGCCATGCCAGATGCGTCGTTCCCAGCATTCTCAGCGCCCTTCCATCCGCAGTGGTGGCAGTTCCATTTCGCGCCGTCCGGGGTGACGGCTACCGACAGGCACGGTTCGGATTTGTTGCGCCTGAGGTGTGAGCACTTGGGGCATTTGGTCTTCTGGTTGCCCATCCGGTGGGGATTTGCCCGGATTTGGTATTTCGCGAAGATGTCCGCCGCGCTCATACCGACCCCCACACCCGCTTCGGTGGATCGCGAGTTCGCATCCGGCTTTCGATTGTTCGCCTGATCCACGGCACCGGATCGGCTGGACGCGCCTCGCTGGCAGCGTCGATTGCCTCAAGCACGATCACGGCTTCGTCGTTCGCCAGCTTCAGCCAGGAGCCGATGAGGGTTCGCGCCTTGGGAGCCGGCATTCCCGTCATTGCCTCAACGGCGGTTCGGCCACGCTCGAAAAGATCGCCTCGAAAATCTGTCTGGGCCGCTTGCGGCGCAGTCGAAGGTTTTCTCTCGACCGTAGGGAGAGAGATAACCTGAGAATGTTCTATTCCCCTCCTATCCTCTCCGTCTTGGAACGTTCCCGGAATGCTCTTGGAACGATCCTGCAAGGTCGCCGGAGGAGGCGGGAATTTGGCTGGTTGAGGCTTGTCAATGCGCTGATGCGACCAGCCGGTCACTTGAAGATATTCTTTATCGTCAACGGCATAGCGGAGAACGAGCCCGTTTCGTTCTAGTTCGTGGATCAATCCGCGAACATTCTCGACCGTCATGTCGTCGCTCGGCAGAACGAGAGCCTTGATCTGCTTGGGAGACGCGCCGATCCGCCCGGCATCATCGCAGAAGTTCCAGATGCCGATGAACAGGAGGCGGGCTGCGATAGAGCATTCCGTCACCTGCTCTGATGTCCAGAACTCAGGCTTAATGGAACGGATGCGGGCCATTAGGCTGCCTCCTGCTGGCGATAGAGGTGTGCGGCGTAATAGGCGAGCAAAGCTGCCTCAGCCCTGTTGTGGTCCTTCACGCGGTAGAACCTGGGGGCGATGGCCGGGAACGTCCTGAGAGCCATGGCGCGGGCTGCCTCCTTGTCAGAGGACAGGCCCATCTGTCGCTTCCACTTGGCGGGCGTGACGAGGCTGAAGGGCACGTTGAGAGCCCCCAGCGTTCCGTGGATGATCCCGGTCGAAAAGCCAAACTTGAACGTGCTGGACACGCCCTGTTTCGGCATCGATCCGACCAGTTCAACCATGGCTTCGGTGGGCTGGTATCGCCGGATCATGTCAGCGAGCATCGCCCCGGATACCTGACCGTTGACGACCGGCATGTCCTCGATGACCACGAGGCCGGGAGCCTCTGGCCAGTAGAAGGCGCAAGCACCTGAAGCGCCGGGATCAATGCCCATCACCACACGGTCACGCATTGGCGCGCTCCCCGTATCGGTCATAGGTGTTGAGCAGATAGAGGATCGTCGTGTGATCCCTCTTCATGCGCCTCGCCACGTCGGTGAGGCTGTAACCGCGCTCCCGCAGGTGATGACAGATGCGAGCCCGCGCCTTGACCAGATGGTGCTTGCGGACTTTCCCGATGATGTCTTCTGCCGTCACGTCCAGATCGGCGCACAACGTCTCCACAAGCACCTTCAGCGGTGTCTTGAGGGACGCGATGTCGGGCACAGGCCCCATGACCACACGCACCGGCCCAATG